GAGGCAAATCGAGAATGCCGATTACTCTATCTCATCTCTGGGATAGGGAAGCCGCTCATGTACGCTCTGCGTCATGAGTCGGTGCATTCACGCTTCTTGTAAATCAGTTGCCATCAGGCAAGGGTGAGAAATGAGCGAATCTCCAAAATATGAAATCAGCTCTGTTGCAGATTTCCTGAAAGTCCCTGAAAACCGCATAGAGGAATGCTTGAAGGACTTCGCCAAGTTTGTAGAGCTAGCAAGGGCAACGCAGGGATTACTAGATGCGGTGACCGAGCAAGTGGTACTGGACAACAACTTGGACTTGAGAGATGGCGACCTTACTTGGGAGTGCAACAAGTTTACCTGGATAGATGACGGAGAAAACAAGGCGACGATCACGATTGGATTTAGAGAGGATTCACAGTGAACCTGCCAGTGACTGAGCCGAAACTTGGTCAAGCTCTTGTGGTCAACCGTCGTCACTACATCCACGGTCCCGATCGTGAACTTGCCAACTACGAATACATTGGGCGACCTCACTTGATGAGCAACCCCTACACCGTCAAGCAGTATGGTAGGGATAAGTGCTTAGAGTTGTTCAACAATCATCTCCGCCAACGAATGAAAGAGCGTCATTCCGAAACGATGGCGTGGCTCAAATACAAAGCAGAGTTGATTATTGCTGGCGAGAATGTTCATTTAGGTTGTAGCTGCAAGCAGAACCGACCGGAAGACATCTCGTTTCTGTCTGACCCTGATGTGCCGTGTCATGGGGATACGGTAGCACTGGCGATCGAGTGGATGGCAGTAAAGCTACTTGAGAACGCAACTTTCGATAAAGTTGTAGCTCAACCTAACGGGAATTCCCACAAAGACCCTGAACCAAAACCTCAACAGCCTCCACTCACTCAGGATGCTGCGTTTGTCCCCATCCCACCACCACCGGAAGGTCAACCCCGATATGTGCCATTTCGAGAGGGCGATCGTGTTTGCCTGAGAGTCGCACCGTCGCGAACGTATGAAGTGCTTTCAGTGGCTTATGCGCCCAGCGAGATTGACGGCTTTCCTACTCCCCACCTGAAAGCATCGAAAGAAGAAAGCGACGTCAACTTTCACTACACTTTAACGAATGGTACAAAACACAAGGCTTTTTGGTATCACTCTCAGTTAGTTAAAATATAGACAGCTAAAACGGTCGGGATGTACCCTAACAAAAGCTTAAGGTACATCCCGATTTTCATACCGATGGGCATCACCCCCTATTTACGTTTACTGAGGACGCGGCATGACCGGAAAAGGCTTCCAAAAACCATCGGGGTTAGGAGTTTCAAAAACTGAAGTTCTGAAATCTGTTGAGGAAATTAAGGAGTTTTTGGAGCAAAAAGGTAGCCACGTCAGCGGTCAAGCGCGCACCTTTCATAAGACCGCAGATGAAGCGTTGACGGTCGAGCTTATCGGAAATGAAGCCAATCTGTTTTCTGTGGGCGCTGTAGCGGTAATGGTTGAGAGCGATCCAATCTCGATGGTCCATGCCACAGCTCTGTTGTTGAGACTGTTACAAATCTGTATACCTCAGTGGAAAGATTCTGATAAATGGCTGGAGACCGCTGCACAAAAGGCGGCACGGCAGCCTTACAAGATTGAAAAGCAAGGCAAGACAATCACGCTTTCAATCCCAAGCCCTGGAGTTTTTTTGTTGGGAATTGAGAGTTAGTCAGCGCGGAATCCCATCCCAAATTCCCACCGTGCGCCCATAGGCAAATTGAGCAGGTACAGGTTGACCAGAAAGAAATAGGCTATTGGTGGAAGATTTCATCAGCATCGTCTTACCTGTTGCCGTCTGCCCAATATCGCAACCTTGAGTGCGATCGTGTCCCACAATCCGCAACGACTGTGAAAAGAACGATCGAACCTTATCAGCTTGCCGTTCCGTAATGCCATTCACATACTTCTCTTGCTGAAAGAATATGCGGTCCTCCAGAATCTCTTTGGCGCTGGGACCGGATGCAGCGGGGGCGTTATAAGTGAAGTTGTTTTGAGGCATAGCTAATTGTGAAAGGACGCATTGTAGAAAGTGTAAGCACCAAACAGGCTAGGGTCTGGCTTAATTTCTGGAGGGTAGACCAGGTAAGACTTCTTGCTTTTCTCTGAGAACCCTGTACTGAAAGAATGCACCGTTATCTTTGCTTGTTTTTGGGATGCCTGAGAACTTCTCCAGGGCAAATCGGTTTTCAGAATTCCGGTGAATCTTGATTCCTGGACATCTAAATAGTAATTTCCGAACTCAAACGTGTTCCCGTAAACCACAGCTCCTTGGCTGCTGTACCAGACTGGGTAAAACTGCTGCTGCAATCCAAACAACCCGCCCTGGTCAGTTAATGCATATTCAAGGTTTCCTATCCCAGTTTTCAGCGTGTTGCTGACCCTATAGGTGCGGTAGAGGTTCCTGGTATACCCTCCAACATCACTTGACGCACTGGTCACAATCAGAGGTTCGCCAGACGTGGTAGTAGGAAGCGCCACATAAAGGAAATAGCCAAATCCTTGCCCGTTGTCATTCCCACTGCTCAAAACCCGTAACGGGAACTTTTTAATGAGTGCTTTCAGCCATACCGCAATATTGTTTGTTTCAGGATTGATGTAAACGTTCTGATTATTGTTTACCCAAAAACCACTTCCGCACGGTGCAATTCGCACAGGGTAAAACTCTTCAAATCCGGGATTGTATGTGTATACCTTTTTGTCGCTATAAACAGACTTCAAAATCAGCTTGTTAGGCTCAGAGATATAGCCAACGGTGAGTACCCATTTATCACCTCCGAGATTGTCAAGAAGGATCCCACCATTCAAAAAGCCGAGGTCTGGGTACGGCATTGAAAGAGCAAGAACACTCTTCTTTTTCCATCCCCCCACATAGAAAGAAATTGTGTCTTTGCCGTCCTTTCTTGACAAGATTGAATACAGGTATTTGATTTTCAATTCTTCTGTAACCTTTACAACAGGCTGGTCTAACTTCACTAGTGGAACAGTGTCGGGTCTTGATTGTAAGCCTTTACCGCCCGCCATCCGTAAAGGTTGGTTAGGCAACAACATCCCATTTGAAATTGATTTCCCGGTTGCTTCCACCCTCCCGTCGCTCATCCTTGCTAGAGATGTACCCCCATCATTCCCGGCATAGTAAGCAGGATAAGTGAGGGCACGGTTCGCTTGCACCTGGCGTTCTCGGTTGAGGCGATCGAGCCGTTGGGTGATATCGAGTCTGCGCTGTAGGTCGTCTGCGGCCATTTTTTTAGTTAATAGGAAATGCAGCGGTAGGAACTGCTGTAGAGCGAGCTACCCCTACCGTGTAGCGCAACTCATCAACATAGCCGTGAATGCTATCGCCATCAGCCCCAATCGTGTTTAGCGCGGGGTTGCTGCCACCGTAGTAGAAGAAATTAGCGGTTGAAATGCCTGAAGCTTCAAGCTCTCCATTCAGGCGCAATTCAACCATTAGGCTAAGATCAGGCTGAATTTTGCGTCTGACTTGAATAAAATTCCAAGCATTCAGGGTAAGCGGGTTGTTCCCATTCAGGGTCAAGCCACTTCCAGATCCATCTGTGTTAGTGTCTTTGTACCTTAAAAACCCTGTGTCACCCATGACAAGGAGTTTCCATCTTAAATCAGTTCGCCATAATGCACCCGAATAAGTGTCATTGCCTGTAAAGAATGTGGGGTAAAACCAAGTTTCAAACGTGAATTCTTTAAGCTCAGCGTACAGCGCTGGATTATTCGGGATGTACTGAAAGTCAAATCCTGAACTAAATTTGAGCGATCCTGTCCCGAATTTTGCCTGCTCATCACTAATTGCTACCGAGCCATTATGACCAACGCCAGGTAAATCTAGCGCATAGCTACTGCTATCAACCGCGCTGGTTCCTGGCGTTCCCTCACCTTTGATTAACAGGACCACTTTATCGAAATCAGGATCATTGCTACCGCCAGAATTTTGAGCCGCAATCAACCCAACTGGAAAACTAAACGGCATAAAATCAAACCCCTTTAGCAAAACCACAACACAGTACGTCATCAGTGCCGTCGTAAACACACGAAAGCAAATCTCTGGCATTGGCAGCAGTGCTCAGAGTGGGTGTGCCACCAGAGATTCTAAATTTGCTGCCGTAAGACAATGTGCGCCCACCCGTCGAGTCTTGCTTAATGACAACATTCAACGTCTGTCCGTCCACAAGCCCGGTCGGGTTGCTTAACGTTCGGTTCCCACCCAACACCACCCTGAATGTGTTCCCTGCCGTTGCATCGATCGCTATTATTGCCCCATCGGTTAGCGCAACCGTCTGAACCGATTGCGACTTTGTATAAAGTTGCGAAGCGTTGAGAGCGGCGGCTACTAACTCCACACCATTGCTTTTTAATCTCCAAATAAGTTGGTTCAGCTTGTCGTATAGCTTTATCCCGGTGCTGTCTGTTGCCTGTGCGCTGGATTGCTCGGTTAAGGTAGCGGAACTTGCAGCCGTCACCGTTCCTGCTACCCCTTGAAGACCCTGAATGCCCTGAAGTCCCTTTGGAGCAAATGCCAGTCTGACGTTATCCCCGTTCGTAAAAGTGCCGTTTTTCGCCAGGTATGTGACCAAGAGAGTACGATCGCTCCCGTTATCGGTTTGACTGTTGGCGGTGAAAAAGGCAAAGGTCGTCGAATCACTATCCAGAATTAATTGAATAACAGACCCGTTAGAAATTTGGCTGAGAACGCCAGAAACATCAATGCTGTTGCGTTCCGTCTCATTCAAGTAGATTTGGGTAACTGAATTGATGGCAGCATTGTTCAGCCTAATTTGACCAGTGGACGGTCCCGATGATGTCGAATTACTAAACGTGTAAGCAACTCCAAACCCTGTTAGCCCAGCCGCTCCCGTCGCCCCTTTTGGTGCAAATGAGAGCCTGACTGCTGCGGCATTGGATATAGCCCCATTTGCGGCAAACGGGGAAACGTTGAATGTTCTAACGCCAGAACTACTTGATTGGTTAGTGACATTGAATATTGCGTAGATAGATGGGTCACTTTCCGGTGATACCAGAATGCTTGAGCCTGAAATAATGGTGCCAAGAACATTGCCGATTCCCGCGGTGAAGCGATCGGCTTCACTAACGGAAATTTGGGTGATACTGGCAAACGTCGAGTTATTGAAATTCACAACGCCAGCAGCAGGGCTTGAGCTGGTGCCCGTGCTGAAGTTAAGCGCTAACCCGAATCCTGACACTCCAGGCGTTCCCTGGGAGCCCGTTGCACCTTTGGCTACAAATGCCAGCCTGATGTTGGCAGAGTTAATAAACCCGCTTCCTAAGTCATCCAGATAAGTAACGGTGTAAGTTTTGTAATCCGTGCTGTCTGACTGCCCTGTGACCGTGAAAAATGCGTAAGTTTCTGAATCGTTTTCAGGTGAGAACTGAAGCAATGAACCATTGGTAATTGCTGCCAGGGCTCCTGAATTGTCACCTCCGTTCCGGTTGGTTTTGTGGATGTAAATCTGAGTGACACTGCCGATCACCGGGTCGTTGAATCGCACTTCGCCATCAGCAGGAGGAGAAGACGTACCGGAACTGTACTCATACGGCAACCCAAACCCGGAGGTGCCCGGTGTTCCCGTATCTCCCTTATCCCCTTTTGCCCCACCGTTCATAATCCATCGACCAACGTTATCGTTTGGGGCAACAATGATTGGTAGGGCTTCTGCAACTGTACTGCTGGGATAGTACGTAAACCATGCAGCGTCAGTATCGGTGCCAAAAGCGTCCAGCACATTGAAAGACGTGCCGTTGGTTCGCTGGTCTGCGGTGATGGCTTTGAGAGTTGATATTCCTGATAGGGTATAACCTGCGCTGGGCATGATTGTAGCTTCCGATAAAGTAAGAATTACGCAGAAATGAAGGTTGGGTTACTTCCTCCCAGTTGCACCGGGATAGGCTGAGAGCCGCCGTTGGTGATTACTTGGGGGCTATCTGGTTTGAAGCAAGTCATCAGCCGCCCTTTGGCGTATCGGAGCCGAGTTGCAATAGTGCCTACTGAGCCCGCGTTGGTCAGGTCAACGATCGTGCTTCCGTCGGTTGTAGAGGAAAGTTTGAAAGTACTTGCACCTGTTACAACTGCTGTGTAGATGCTGGTTTCGTCTGTCCCTCCAATTGCGCTCCCCCCTGAATCCACCGTCACCATTACCGGGTCTAAATTGGTCAGGTTATGGGCAGAGTTGGCAGTAAGCTCATTTCCTGCCACGTCAACCGCCGAAATTAATTGCCCCGTTTGAGTGGCAGCATCTTGAAGCAGTACCGCTGCATCCCATGGGATATTTGCCCCAGACGCTGCAAACGATTCATTGAGTTGCTCAGTGAGCGCTTGCCGGGTGAGAGCGTTGAAATTGATTGTTGTGGGTGTGGCTGTTTGCCGAGTGTAACCGCCTACTCCGACTTGCTCAGTGGCAATCACTTGAGCCATCGTTGCGTCCCTACTCCATGCCGCTGAACCATTGCATAGAATCCACACGACCGGGTGATTTTTATAAATCAGGTTTGAGGCGTAGGCGATGAACGAATCAAAGTGAAACTGCTGCATTGGCTACTCCTCCATCAGGATCCACTGGTCAAACGTCATATTTATCCATTCTTCAAAACTCACCGCCGTCCAATTCAGTGCCGTTGCGGGCGGGATTGGGTCAGGAATCTCGAAATTCACTACAAGCCCCAAATCCTGCTGAACTGGTTGATTGATGTAGTAGTGCGGCGCGACCGGGTCAGAAGGCGAAAGTCTGGAACCAAAATAAACCCCATAGCCACCGACCAGGCAAGTCTGTGGAGTAAGCAACCAGCTTGTACCATCAGCCATGTAGGACTTAATTCGACTCACTCCATCACTGCTAAACCGCGCTGGTTCGGTAAAGTCCAGCCTGAACAACGGAGAATAGTTGCCCAGGATGAAATCCTCTAACTTGGCGGTCCACACGCGCCCATTAAACCGTCCAGACAATATTGCTGCCCAGACTTTAGCTAAAGCTTGTAGTTGTTGGGTTGCCAGAGTTGGGCTGGTATCTGTTTCACCTGCTAGATAGTTGAACTGGTAGGTTCTGAGCCTTTCCTGGTAAGAGCCTAAAACTGGAATTAAATTGCAATACCCAACTACCGGATGCTCTTGCAATGCATGTTTCTCTGGCATGCGCTCAGGGGCAGACGGCTGAATCTGTCCAGAGTTAGAGCGCTCAGTAGTGTTGGCATCTGGCACATTCACCAGATTCACAATGGCGTATTCTTGAGTGTCCTCTTTCACCTGTTGAGGAAATACCAATCCAAACGATCGCTTCTCTTTGTTGGTCTTTTGCCAGGTGTTCCCTTTTAGTAATTCGTAGATTTCACCACTAACTTCTGCTTGTTCTGGCTGCCCTGGTTGAGCAGAAGTTGTGTTCGGGTTAATTTGTCCCAATGGTGCATAGGCAACTGTGTTTCTGGTGAACACTACGCCCGTCTGACCATACTCCAGGTCGGTGTAAGCGTAATTAGTAATGGTCCTGAGTGCCAGCTTGGGATCTGCATAGTTCCCTAAAATGCCCAATGCGGTATCTGAATGATTGCTAATCCATTGGCTCAGCGCAACGCCAGCAGGTAAATAGGTCTCCTCAATTTTTACAAGCAACCGCTGCTGATTTTGAGGATTGGGTGAGCCATCTGCTAGTTGCCCTTTGTCTGGCTCATAAGTGCAATAGGTCAGCACCCGTTTTGCTTGAATGAATGATGTGTCGTTGGGTGTCAGGTCTGGCATTACCAGATTTGAACGCCTGACTTGAATTTCTTCTTGGGTTGTCGTGTTTTTGGTGCGATCGACTGAGTAACTTAGCGTTTGATAACCGTTCGGCGCATCATCAGTGAATTTTGAATAAGAGTCTTCCGCTTGCTCTACTCGATAAGCAGTCCCCGTACAAGCCACAACAAACGCAGGGGCTTCAATACCAGTGTCCCTAACGTATTTACCTTCGTTGACGCCCAACGTTGCAGTGGCAAATACCGTAGAAGGTGCCACATTCATTTTGGTGGCGCGAATATTGCCAAAGCCATCAACCCAGATGACATAGCCCGCTGCCGCTGCTATCGCTCCAATCTGGTCTACTACTGTGCCCTCTAGTTGGGTGAGGGGATAATTCAATGGATACTCAGTGAGGGCATCAGAAAGCGCTGGTAATCCAAGCCTGGACAGCAACGCATTGATTAAAGTGTCGCGGTTCTTGAAGGTGCCAACATTAACCGAAGTGTTGGATTGAGTGCCGTTGATGATTTGCCCGGTAACAGTGTTGTAAGTTTTTCCGCCCAAGGATACCCAGGTATGCAGTTGCTCTGCCCGTCGCAATACCAGCTCATCACCTAACTTTATAGTGAGAACCTGCTTGAACACGTCATAATCAGACGACAGGATTCTCAGATAGCCCCTAGGGTGCCTGGCCAGACTGCCCGCGCTATTGGCAATATCCAGAGTAACCAGATTCCCCCGTGCCCATCTCCCGTTGATTTCACTATCAAGACTTTCGCTAAAGCTGCCAGGTCCATCTATCAAGATCACTTCCCCAGTGCATAGCATCAGCCCATTCTCAGAAACCTTCTCGTCAGCTACGTCAAACTTCTGTATCAACTTTGAGCAATCTGCTCCGTTGACGGTTAGCTGATACTTGCGAGAACTGAGGTTAAGTGTCATGGCTATGCTGGCACCTTGTTGTCAGTTTCAACAAAACTCAGCGCCACCGATATTTGATTGTCGTTTTGACCTAGCTTGCTAAATTGCGGTTCTGCGCTAAACCACATATAGAATTGAGCAAAATACTGGACATAGCCGCCAACGGTTGTTACGCCATCAAACGGAGATGGAGCCGTTGCTCGTGTTCTGGTAGTGCGTTCTTTAAATTTCCAGGTGGTGTCAATCACCAACACATCCGGGATCTGGTCAGCTTGTCTTAGTCGATCAAATTCCAGGTAAATTGTTTCAATTTTGTCAGCCGTGGCAAGGTCAACAATTCCGTTAAAATTCAACAGGTAAAAAGGACCGTAAGCCAACCCCAATCCTTGAAGGGTGCCATATCCGCTTCTCTCCGGCGGGGTTTGCCCCATTAATCCTCTGGGTATTTTCGTTTCCCCAAAGTTCGTGATGGTTGCTGTGATGCCACTGAGCGAGATGGAAATGTAGCCAGGATTGACGGTCAAAACTATTCCTCCATCCCGTCAAAGTCAATATCAGGAAGTTCTACTTCTTGCCCTACAAGTTTGTGGGTGCAATCTGACAAATAACGAATGCGCCCCGCTGTGACGTAGCTGTGGCAAATGGAAGGCGATCGTCCTGACTCGGTGTAATCAATCTTCTGTAAAATGCTGGGACTGAAAGTTGGAGCGTTTACGTCTCCATTAAAATCCCAGAATGCGCCGTTAGGAGCTTGATACGGACGCACAAAAGGAGCATGTAAAGAGCCGCAGCCAGGGCATTCAAACACGTATCCGACTGGCGTGCCGTTTTTGTTAACTGGTGCAACTTTCGCCATGCGCCAAGCATTTACGTTTACCTTCTGACTTTAGATAAAGTTTCAGTATTTTTACCACGGGGTAAGTGCTGAAAAATCTGGTTAAACCCCCATTCCCGCTAACTTTCCTGAGCTCACTTCATTAAAAATCTTCACTGCATCGCGTGCTGGCTCTGGTGTGGTCACATTCAATGTTGTTAAGCCGTTAGAGCTCTTTTCCAAAGCGTTGGTAAGCCTGTCTAACTTGGTGTCAACTGTGCTAAATATCTGTGAGCGTGTGTTTGCCACAGAAGCATCTGCTGGGCTGATTGGGGCAGGAGGGGGAGATGGGGGGATAATTGGAGGGGCGATCGGGCTTGCTCCCCCACCGGATTGAACGACATTCCCGTAAAACACTCCCCCAGTTACAGCAGGAGAAGTATTCTGAGATACACCTCCCGCTCCGGTCTGACCCGCTAAAGCGCCCGTCTGCTGCTGTTGCTGGAACTTTTGAATTTCCCGTTGCTTGGCTTCTCTGCTAGTTTGCGCTTCAACATTGAGGGACTGCACTTGCAAATCATAGATTTTTTTACTGTTGGCAATCTCGCTTTCAGAGACCCCGATCGCCTGCTTCCTGAGGTCAACTATTTTCTGAAGCCTGTCTATCTCAGCCTTGCTTCTACCCTCAACCTCAGCCTTCCTGACGGTCTCTTCTGCATCAAGCTCAGCTATCTTTGACTGAATCAGTTGGGTTTGCAGTCTATCCTGCTTTTCCAACTGCCCCAGACGCAATGACTCACGCTTACTGGCTAACTGCGCTTCTAGGGCAAGCCCCTGCTGCCGCAATATCTGCAACCCAAGCTGGTCAGCCAAGGCTTTGTTACCTGCCGCTTCCGCGTCTTCTTTCTGGTACTGTAACCGCTGTTCTGTCAACCTGTTTAGGTTCTCAGCCAGGGTCTGTTGAGCATTTGCTAACTCTTGCTGCCCAGTGACCCTGAGATTGATGGTTTCTACCTGGTTCTGAAGGGGGGACTTCCGCGCATTAAACTCTTCTTCCAGTGCCTTCAGTTTGACTCGCCGTAGCGCTTCTTGGGCTTTGATTCGAGCATCGGTTACAGCCATATCAGCCTTACCGATTTCCCGAATCAACTTAAGTTCTTCATCGGTCCCCTTCTTTGCGTCAATCTTGCCAGTCGCTCTCAGTGCCTTGACCTGGTCAAGTTCCTGACGCTTGGCAGCAAAGATTTTGACTGAACTGCTTACCTCAATATCAGCAATGCGTTTACTAGCTTCTTCCTGGTCAATACGCTGATTGAGGAGCAACACCTTGGTATTGCCAATGCGTTTTTGAGTGTCTCCTTCAATGGCAAGTTCAGTGCGTTGATTAGCCTGCCTGACATTAGCTAAAGCTTCCTCTTGTGCCTTCCGTTTTTCCTCTGCCGCTTTCCGGGCTGCCGCTATTGCTTCACGCTGTTGTTTTTTCTCTTCAGATTCAGCCTTACGAGCCGCAGCTGATTGTTCCCGTTCTTGTTTTTTACGGTCCCGTTCTACTTCTTTATCGGTTTTGGGGATGACTAACTTGCGCTTAGATGTAGGGGCAGCTTCACCGCGCGCCTCAGCGTCGTCAGCATCTGCTGCTGCAAATCTGCGCGTCTTGGGAGGGGGTTGTTTTGCCCTTGCTAATTCTGGGGAAAACGTATTCTTGGCATCGGTAAGGGTACCTGAATTCTTTCTTCGTTCAGCAGCAATCCTTGCAACTTCAGCTTGGGTCTCTTGTGCCCGAATCTGCTCATTCGGTAAACGTTCGCCCCTGAAAAATGGATTGATGGCATTTCTGGTTTGCTTCTCAATCCGGTCTTTAACCCGTTTCTCAACGGCATCAATTTGAGCCTGTGTTGCACCCGCGCCTCGAAGCGCATTCTGGGAACCTTCTTTGTCCCCAGCACCAGGGTTAATTAATCCCTTGAGTCGCTGCCGTCCTTCTTCCAGCGTCTGCACCAGTTTTGCGGCAAGCCCGATCGCCTGACCTAAACCCTTGATCATGGCACCGATACCCTGGACAATCTCTGAAAGCGCCCGTGGGTTTTGCTTCATGTATGCCGTAAACGTTTTGACGGCATTGGTCGCATCGTCTGCTAGCAGCCTGACCACTTCAGTCAGCTGCGCAGTTAGTTCTTGGGTTAGTTCAGGGTCTTTCAGCGCATCTCCAAACTCCGTGGCAGATTGCTTCAGGGTGCCTAGCAGACTTTCATTCTCAATCAGGTTGTTCAGTACCTCGGTAGCGCCCCGAGCCGCACCCTCAAATGCAGGGGCTAATCCCTCACCGATTTTGCCTTTGAAAACTTCAATTGAGCTAGTGAGGAGGACGATCGCTCCATCCAACCCTTGCAGCATTTCCTCGCCAGCTTTCCGAGCAGCGCCAACACCTTCCCTGGAGAGTACCTTAACCTTGTTTGATACAAGGTCTACCCGCTCAGAAGAAGTGTCAACTAATGCCTGAAAAGCGCGCCCACCTTCAACTCCAAACAAAGCCTTAGCAAGGATGTCCTGGTCAACCTGCTCTAACCCATTCAAGCTTTGCTTAATTTTGGGCAGTATCTCCAGCAGGCTTTTCATGCTGCCGTCTGGGTTTCTGGCAGCCACACCAATTAACTGGAAGGCTTGAGCGGCACGAGCCGAACCTTTCACCAGTTCCTTAATCTCGCTTGTAGTGGCAGCAGACGCGATTTTCAAGCGGGATAGGACTTCCCCCAGGTTGGTCCCGGCTCTACTCCCTTGTATACCCTTGTCACCCAGCAACCCGAGCAGAACGATCGTGTCATCCAATGGTTGCTTGGCATTTGCCGCTGCTGGACCAACATAGGCTAGCGCTTCACCTAAACTGCTGATGCTGGTGTTCGTTGCGTTTGCGCCCGTCGTTAACAAATTGGCAACGTCCAGGGATTGTTTTGTACCTAAATCAAAAGTCCGCAGGGTCTTGCCAATGATGTCGCCAACTGTTCCTAAACTTTCGCCAGTTGCTTCAGACGCCTTGATGATTCCTTCGATCGCTTCTTTGGATTCAGTAGCAGAAAACCCCGCTTGCGCCAGAGAAGTTGTCATCCTGGCAATGTCGATTGGAGTCTTGGAGGTTGTCAGCCCCAATCGCTCAATCTCTTTTCTGAGGTCAGCTAGCTCTGGAGTGCCGAGCGAATCAGATTTAATCCCGATACTTTTGATTGCGCCTTCAAAACTAGCAAACGTTTGTACAGAACTTCCGATAAAGCTAGCAGCACCTGACGCAATTCCTTGAGCAACATTAACAACACCTTGACCAATCCCCTGACCAATCCCGGTCACGATATTGTCAGAAAAGTTCTTGAAGCCTGCTTGAACACTGGTAAAGAAACTTCCAGCGCTACTCTTTGCTTTTTGAAACTCGCTCTCAATCCGAGCCAAATTTATCCGATTGATTTCAGTTGCTAACGCCCGCGCTTGGGACACCTGCGCCGCATTGAACCCGGCACTCTCCAGCGACTTAAGCTGCTGCTTAAACCGAATCTGCTCTTGCAACAATTGAGCTTCACGTTGCAATTCAGCAACGTTCCCTGCTCCAGACGAGGCAGCAAAACTGACTTTAGAATTGGCTAACTGGGATTGAAGCCTGCTGAATTGAGTCTCAAATTTGGCTAACTGATTGTCAGCATCAATTTGAAGTTTAACGTCAACTTTTTGGCTATTGAGGCGATTTAGTTCTGCTGCAAACGCCTTGAGTTTATTAGTTTCAGCATCGGAAAACCCGGCTTTGTCAATCGCCGCAAGTTGCTGTTTGAATCGCAGATTTTCTTGAAATAACGCCGCTGTGCGCTTCAGCGATTCTTCCTGGTCAGTGTTTTTGGCAAGAGAAGCCTTGGCAGAGTTAATGCTGCTGGTCAGCCTGTTAAGTTCACCCTGCGCTTTGTCGGTAAGGACTTTGACTTCAGTTTCAAACTTTGCATTCTTGAACTTATCGCGGATACTAACAACGTCACGCGCAAGTGAGTCAGTGTTCAACCTGACCGCAAAATCGACACCGTTAGAGCCGCCGGATACCAACTATCTTCCACTCCCTCTATTCATCCTTTCCTCTTTTCTTACTCTGCGGCTGCGGTTATTAAGTCCATATCGACCAGATTCATGACCCAAGACGGAATTCCGTTACCCTGATAGACCCGCATAAAGCAGCGGGCGGCTCTTGGATCTATGGTTTCCTTGGCGTGTCGTTTGTAGATGGCTTTCCCGTATGGATTGAACCTGTGCGGCTTAATCCCTTCAGCACCCAATGACCCTAAAATGTCTGCCCCTAAATAACTGATTGGTGTTGCTAGATGGTTGTAACTGTCAAAATCCTTTTGCTTGGCTACTTTCAACGCCTGGTAGATGATGTGAAGCGGGCAAAGTGCAAAGTTCTTGGCGTTGAATTGCTCTTCATGGGGGTAGTACAACTGCATCTGCCAATACAATTCAGCCCAATCTAGTTCTTTTTTGCTGTGCTCTCAGGAGCCCCTCCTGACTCAGCCTCGGAAGCAGTTTCAGGGCTTACAGAAACCCCTTTTTCTTCCCGATCGAAGAACTTATTGATTTCGTCAATCATTTGGTTAGTGAATGGTCTGCCTGATGGAGTTTTCAAGATTTCTTCAGTTGCCAAACCATCAGGCAGATTGAATCGCATACGCAAAAGCAGTGCTGCCCGTTCAACTTCGTAATCGAAATACGGAACAGTTTCAGATTCTTCCCGTTTAGTTACTTGCAGAATCAGACGCTGAACACTCCGGTACTCAACAAAATTGAGCGACCCATGGCGCGGAATCTTAATAGCAGTTCCACGCCCATCTGACACAACCTCAAACTCATTCGGTCCCTGTGAGTATGTCTCAAACGGCAAAATAGAAGCTTGATGCTCTGGTTTGTTTTCTGGCTTGTTTTCTGGCTGGTCAGCAGATGAGGGAATCTGAACTTTATCTAAAGTTGCAGAGTTGTTTTGGGGGGCGATGGTGCTAGTAGGCATGGTGTCAGGTGTCAGGTGTCAGGTATCAGGTGTCAGGTGGGCGTCAAGCTCTTGGATTGCTTGATGAAGTTTGCTGGCTAGGTCGGGAATGGGGGAGGGAACAATCTCAACGATCGCGCCATATTCCAGTTCACTCAGGTCGGGAATTTTTATCCAAAAAGATTGGTCTTCGTTGTTTGGGTTAACCAGTTGCTTTACTTCGCCAGGGTCGTTACGCTCCGGGTCCATCACCAAAATGCCAACTTGTAAATGGTTTGGTTTTTGATCCAGAACGGGCAATACATAGAACGCAAACACACCGGCAGTATTCAGCTGGTCAATCCTGTTCATAAGAAACTCGGATAGGTTTGGAAACCCACTCTCTTTAGAGGTGGGAGGAAAAACCAACTAGCGGTTTTAACCGCCGTCAGTCTTAGTGCACTCCAACTACTTTCGCTGATATAATAGTTGTAGAGCGAAAGCAAGCTATGTATCTCACTCAAAAATGTCAAATTCGCGACCTTAGCAAGCCAGAATTTCTGGCGCTGAGAGAACTGTGCAGACTGAGCAAAAATCTTTACAACGTAGGACTTTACTCGGTGCGGCAGTTCTATTTTGCTGAGCAGAGATACTTGAGATACGAATCGAACTACCACCAGTGCAAGGGAAACGAGAACTACAAGTTGCTCAATACCGACATTGCTCAACAAACGTTGAAAGTGGTAGACCGTTCGTTTCGTTCGTTCTTTAGTCTGATTAAGGCAGCAAAAAACGGTTTGTATCGGTTTGAGCAGATTCGGATACCCGGATACTTGCCCAAGGATGGCTACTTCCCGTTGATTATGCCGCGCATCAAGGTGAAAGACGGACGCTTTGAAATTCCCATGTCGAACGAGTTCAGGAATCAATTTGGCTCTGTCCGTATTCCGTTTCCTGAACGGTTGACGGGGAAAAGACTCAAGGAGATTCGCATTCTGCCCAAATACAATGCCCGGTTCTTTGAAGCCGAGTTTGTTGTAGAGGCAGAACCAGAACCGCAACCCGTAGACCCAAATAACGCGATTGCAATTGATTTGGGATTGAACAATCTGGCAGCTTGTGTCAGCACCACTGGGGCATCCCTGATTGTGGATGGTAAACCCCTCAAAGCAATTAACCAGTGGTTCAACAAGGAAAATGCTCGATTGCAAAGCATCAAGGATTTGCAAGGGGTTAAGGGGACTACGGAACGTCAAGCCAGATTGACTATTAACCGGAACAACCGAGTCAGGGATTACCTGAACAAAACCGCTCGAAGCATTATCAATTGGTGCATTGAGCGAAAAGTTGGAACTGTGATTGTTGGGGTTAATCCTGGCATGAAGCAGGACATAAATATCGGCAGTCGCAACAATCAGAACTTTGTCCAAATTCCCCACTGGAGCCTGAGAAACAAACTCAAATCGCTGTGTGAGCGATACGGATTGATTTACCAGGAACAGGAAGAGTCCTACACCAGTAAGGCAAGCTTTCTGGATGGTGACGCGATCCCGACTTACAATCCCGACAATCCCCAAGAACATCAGTTCAGCGGGAAGCGGGTGAAGCGGGGTTTGTATCGGACTCAGAAGGGACATTTGATCAACTCTGACTGTAATGGCGCTGCCAACATTGGGAGAAAAAGTAACCACGATGGGTTTAACTCGGAGTGGGTAGTGGCTGTTTTGGCTCAGCCTTTAAGAGTCTCTATCTCTTAAGAATCCCCGCGTCTTTAGACCGGGGAGTGTCAACGGAGTCTCTAGCTAACAGGTACAGGGTCTGTTTCTTTCGGTGCCCCAGTGAAATCAATGTCCAGGTCAGCCGAAATGTTGCCCTCTACTGGAGCGGCAGATGGGGCACTGGTGACAACAGCTCTGCCTTCAAAGATTTTTCCAGTTTTGAAGTCTGAATTAGGAGGTGGGTCGATACACCGCACATGGATATAGGAGGCATTGATAGCCGCTTCTAGTGCCGTTTTGTAAGCAGCGTTGTAGTCGTTGTAGAGTCCCTGAGCCTTCATCTTGGCTTCACCGCCAGTAATGCTGCCGTCTTTGTTAACGCCAGTGTTGAAGGTGGTGAAGCTATTCAAAGTGAATGAGCGATCGATGTCAGCCGATGTCCTATCCCACAGGTATGGAGGGAATTCAGCAGCAGAACCCTGGACAATTGCTTGTGGTACTGGATCAACACTGAGAGCGGACTCACCCGCCAGTGCAGTGACCGATACCCGCACTAACCGCTCAATATCATTCCCGTCAGCAAAGCACAGCCATTGCCCTTCCTGAATGTCCCCGTTTAAGGGGAACAGCAACGGAATGGTTGTATCCAGCTTGCCCACATCGGCTCCTCCAGACAATGCCGCTGGTGCGGTTGCTGTGAGGTTGGAAGCCGTTGGCGCTTTTGTGGCAGCAGTGAAGGTTTTGGAAGAAACAAACTTAAACCCAGTAGAAGTCTTGGCGTAGGGGATTGCGTTAGTTTTTGCCGTGTTGTTCTGGAGGTTGGCATTCTCCCATAGCCCAGTTGCAATCGTAGCTGTAGTGTCGCTGCCGTCTGCCAGATAAGAGGCTATCTGCTTACCGTTAATGAGAATGGCATATAACCCTGCCGCTGCTGTAACGACTGCGATCGTTGTACCAAAACCACCATTGACAACTAGAATCTGGTCAACAGGGCCAACCTGCTGCCCATCTGCCCGCCTTGCAACATATACTTGGCGTAACTTCCCTTTAACTGGTTCATGTGACTGAACCAGGTTCCTTTTAAGCCCCATCAGAAAACCCCCATTTCGACGTTCTGTAAAATGTCAAAAGCTAACAAGACCGTGTAGAGCCAAATCCCATCCTTTTCAAGCTCCACGAAGCTTTCATCAACGAAATAGATTGAGCCATTAGTTCGCACAAACTGTTCCCCCAGAGGCTGCACGCCCTTCAGCAACTTCTCGACCAGTGCCAGCAGGCGATAACAAGACTCGTGGCTTCGCAAATCCCGAAGCATGACATTGATGCGAAATTGCATTGTGCGTTGCTGCTTTGGAGGAGCGTTGAACGTTTCAAATTCAGGCGGTGAATAGCTAGAACTGGCGTAGTAAATCTGAACCTCGGAACTACCAATCGCACTCAGCAGAGCTGGAGAAAACTGAAGTCGTGCAGCAGAGGCAGGCATCAATTTCAGCCGTTCATAAATCACGTTGGAAGCTGCCTGAATCCGGTTCTCCTCCTCGGTCAGTTCAGTCTCAAAACTGGTCGGAAATGGTGAGGTGCCAATAGTTGGAGGTGCCATCAGTAATCCCAAACCCCTCTGCTATTGCCGTAACCCTGAGTGAATCCCGCCAATGAAGCTTTAGTAAATGTAGGACAGGTGTTTTTGTTGTAAGAGATTGACGATCGCCCCTCTGCGTCTTCAGTTGCTTCGATCGGGTTGCCGTTGGCGTCCAAAATCAGCAAGGTAATTAACCCTTTAGCAACGGCTGTTAGCCATTTGATTGCGTCCTCATACCGTTTCCGCACATCTTCTCTAGGGCGAACAGAGTCAAGCCGATAACGGGCAATATCAAGGCACACCCTTACCAGGTCGTTGCAGACTCCCGCCAGCGGCAGCGAATAAACTTGCCTCAAATACCCATCAATCTCTGCGCTTGCTTCCATCAGCGACTGGGTTAGTACAGGTGCGTTGATTGCCGTTGCTCCTGGATTTTCCAGATTGGTCAACTGAACAGACTCCTGGAACCCAAAAGCTGTCTTGAATTGATCGACCGTAGCGTAGATGGTTTGCATTTAAGGTGGCATTTAACGTTTACTTACTGGGCTACTTACTGAGTGCTGAGCGCTTACTTTTTGGCGGGAGGAGTGGAGTCGGCAGGGGGAGGAGTCGGCACGGTAGGTTCAGGTTTGGCTTTCTTGGCTTTGGTTCTAGCCGCAATTGCTTCTTGCCTTGCCTTCTCTTTTTGCTCAGCCCGCGCAATTGCTTCGTTCATCCGCGCCAAGTGTTCATCGGCTTGCTCGTCAGGCATTACCCGGAAAATACCAGCAGCAATATACCGCTCAGTATTGGCATCCATCGGAACGATCGCCCCGGCAGGTGGATAGTCTGAGTACTCTTGCAACCCAAAAATGTCATAAACCTTATGCCCTGGCTTCATGATTTGGACAACTGCTTGCCCCTCTTCCAGGTCTTCAACTGTTTCAGGAATTAAGTCAGCCATAGCTCTAGTTAGTATTTCCGTTTACCTTTATTCGGTTTACCGTATTCAAACGTTCGGTAAACCGAACTAAATAGCTGATGCAATCAAGTAGCCGAATGCTGGAGCGCAAACGACTTCTCTAACCTTCTCGCCCACGCGGACGATGGTTCCACCTTCCAAACCGATATTGGGGTCAAAGCGCTGGTTGGTGATGCGTCCTTTGAACTGTGCCGTCATTCCCCAGGTGATGCCCTGGGAAAGATTGGCAGACAAGTCAATGTGCAACAACGAAATGGAGTTACCCCACAACCGAGAAAGGTTAGTCAAGGTTGAAGCGTAATCGGTTGGCAATCCTTGAGAGACCGTGTCGATCCATGCCGCACCGATATAGATATTCTGCAAGCGAAATAGCTGCTTCAGGAAGTCTAGAGTTGCCACACCCTTGCTACCTTCGTTGCCGTGATAAGCAGCGACAATTTCAGGATGGCGAACAAGAGTGTCAAACACATCTTCATTCAAAACCATTGAATTTGCCCGCCGCACCATGCCTCTGAGTGCACCAGAGATGACATTAATCGGGTGGGAGTTGGTATAGTCGCTGAACTTATCGGTAGAACTGGAAAGAGTCACCGACTGGGTGTAGTTGTTAGCGTCTGCTGCCAGGTTGGCTACCCGAATTTCCCGCTCCAGCATAATCAGGTTGGTTGACTGCTGAATACCATAGGCGATCGGGTCGTAACCAGGAGCAGTATTGGCATTATCCAAATCAGTTTGGGGAATCGGCACATCCAAGCCATGGTCTTCTGTTCTGGCTTCAACTTCATCAAAGCCGAACTCGACTCGGTTCACTTGCGAGGCACGCCCAACCCGATCACCGTTCAAAGCACGCCTGTAGGTGTCGGCAGGACGATAGCGTTTCCAGCTAAACCGTTCTCCCGGAGCCGGAACTCTTGGCATCACCACGTCGGCAATGTAAGACTCCTGCTCATACGTGACGCTGAGTGCAGTCCGCTGAACCTGAACCGGGAATGGCGAGGTACTTGCTTGGAAACTGGCTTGCTCTGGCATCAGTACGCTGGTACGCCCTTGCCCATTGCCAGAGTTTTGGGAGTAATCCTGAACTAAATTTCTTGCGCCTCCAGGATGCCTTGGAGCATTTTTAAGTACAGCACGGGTGGTCATGTTGGTTGCCTTTGTCGAATTTCAGGAATCAGGAACAGTAAATACATTTACTTTTAAAAATAAAAGTTAAGCGGTCGTGCGGAGAAGTTGAGGATTAAACCAGATAACACCCAATGACCCGCTGGCACCCGCCTTAAGCGCTCGCCCACAAACGACCGTGTTAGCTGCTGGGGTCGCACCAAGGGCTACCGCCGCACCATTGGCATCGCAAGTCAGCCATGCGCCAAGTCCTACCGTGCCGCCATAGATGATAGGGAAGTCTAACCCCATCACGACGTCAAGCCGTCGCCCGGTTGGGATACTTAAGTCGGGTTCGGCTGCTCCGTACACAATCGGGTAATCAAAACCGATCGGGACGTATGAAATTCCCAGGATGTTGTCTGTTGCCGCTGCTCCAAGGATTACGGTGTCTTCGTCCGCCCCAAACTTAACGAAGCGGTATGGGGTGATTGTCGATGCTCCCGCTTTGAAGTTCTTGATTAACCCCTCGTTTCTGCCTGCACTCATATATTCTGCCTATCCTCTTCCTTGCTTTATCTAAAGTTCTGGGTTTGGTGAATGGGTTTATCGGGTCATCTACCGGGTCATCTCTAAGGGGATGCCAATTTCGCCCATCACCGCGTTAACTGCGTCGATTTCAGAAAGATTGATACCGTTTTTGCGGGATTCGATCACTTTCTGCTTGGCAATTTTGCCGACGTACTCACCCAGTTGAGCTTGGGGAATGGGAGTGCCGTTGTGGGAGTAACTTGCGGTGTCGCTGCCAACTTCAGTGAAATCTCCATTCGGAATGACTTCTCCTTCCATTCGCATCGCTGGCATGGAGGCTGCGAATGTTTCAAAGAACGATAGCTGCCAATCCTTGAGAGACATCAGGAATTGCGACAGAGTGATGTTGTCGGTTTTCTGCTCAGAGCCTTCAGTGAAAGTGACTTCACGGGCTTCAGTAAAGCAAGGGATTAACGCCTCGTTATAGGTTTTGATGATGCTGGCAACACGATCGCGACGTCGTTCAACTGCCAGTTCTACCAGCGCCCTACTAGATGCCTCGGCTTGGGCTTTTAATGCTTCATTGCTTCGTTTTAGCTCTTCAAATTCCGCCATCGAAACAACAGAGGTCGGAGGGACAGCAGGCTGCTCTGCATTGTTAACTTGAGCCGAGGTTTCGTTCGCCTTAACAGTCATGGTTTCATGTCCTTGAGTGGATTGGGGAGGTTGGGAATAGGCGCTAGCAGGGGCGCTTCTCATCGCGTCTTGAAGCATCCAACACTTCTCTTCTATGCGTCCAAGACGCTCAAAAAGCTGCTGGAGCACAGGATTGATATCTTCTTCTTGGACGTATGGTTCTGCTGCTGCCATCGATAGTGCCCGGATTGTCTCGGCAGGAATAGTAGATTCCCCTGCTTCAACACCGTTCTCAGCAATTAGCATGTCTCTTAGCCCGCTGAGTGCAGTTGCTACCGCTGCAAACGGGGAGTTCTCATCGTCATCGTTATCATCAGGTGGCTGCCAAGGTGCTCCTACCAGCGCATAAGTGACCGCCGCACACGCTGGAGACGAGAAACTCACAGAACCTTCATCGCTGGAACTATAAGCAAACACGCCTTGCTCTGCTAGCTCCGGTGCTGCCATCCCCTTAACGGCAGGAGGTTCAGAGCCTAGCAACGCAATGTGGCGAAACGAGAGCTTACCGGGGTGAGGGTTTGTTCTGGCTTCTGGCAGGTAGAAACTGCTGGAAATACTGTGAACCTGCCCATCGGCAATCCAGCTTTTGACTTTATCTGAATACTTCTTGAAAACCGCGTAGACCTTACTGCCAACTCGCTTGAAATGATCAACAACCCCAAATGCCAACTTACTATCAGGAAGGTGCCCATCGGGAATGCCAGAGGTCTCGTGGCTGACAATCAGAGGGACCCGAAAAACTTCGTTATTGTGAGATGCAATCGCTTCATCCACCATCTGATTGGTGAACCGCATCTCGTGCCCCTCTGAACTGGTATGGGTGCCAGTCCGAAAGACCTCCATCATCAGGGGCTTTTTCTTACCTTCAGACTCTTCAGGTTCTTCTACGTCCTCTTCTTCATCAGGGTCGGCTTCAATGCCAGGAGAGCCACCGCCCGTGCCATCTTTGTTAGCACCAGAATTCTTGGCAGCGTAATCTTGCCGTTCAGTAACGTCCCCGCTTTGCCTAGTTGCAGTGTCCCGAATTGCTACAACCATTTACGTTTACCCATAATCAAAAGGCATATATTCAAC